ATTGCCTGTTTAAATGCTATTGATTTAATTGGTAATTGTATTACTCTGCTGAGTAAGTTAGTGCTGAATCAGTTGCTAATTGTCCGCTTGTATTAGGAGCAAATGCAGATACTTCAGAAACTGTTATTGCATCTCTGATAGTACCAGTATTTGATGATACTGGAGCCGCCGTAACAGCCGTTGTAGATGATTCTCTTACAGTAACACTTGAAACCTGTGTTGGGTCATACACCAAAACGTTTTCAGTTTTTGTTGTGTTTAATGCTTCACCGATCTTATCTGCTATGTAATCTGCTTTAGTGGCAGTAGAAGAACCGTCAATTGATGTTCCTGTTGTTGGAATGTAGTCACCATTCTCAAATACCAAACCAAACGCCAAGTTTGTGATTGGTGAATCACCCTCATCCGCCGCATATGTTGTTACGATGTTTACTACTCTGAAATTTGTTCTAACAGCCAAAGCCTCCATCATCATTTTCCATCTCATATTTCCTCTTGAAACTTTTAGAGACTCTGCTAATGTTGTTGGTTTTGTTGCGAAGTCCGATGCTATGCAAGGAGATACTCTTCCACCTGCTGTACTAGACGCATCTGAAAAGGCACCTTGTGCGATCGCTACTGTAAAATACTTTTGTTGTGGTTCTGCTGGAGAAACACCATATAATGCTTTTGGTTCTACTGTTGCCATATTAGTTTAGTTCCTTTGTAAACTTATTTATACGATTATTTATGTTATTTGTAGAATGACCAAGTCTTAGACGGGTAGCGAATACAAGCATTATTTGTAATATGCCTGCTTTTTCCGTTCACTTGTATCCAACTTTGGTACGTTCTGCACTGTCTAGTGCCCAAAATATATGAGTGTATTACTCGCACTTTACCGCCTGCAAGACGGTCTTTGCTATACCAACTTGTAATTTCGCCATCTCCTGTGTTTCCAAGAGCATGATATACTGCTTGTTTGTGTAAATCCTTTTCACTGGATTTTAGATTGAATGCAATATATTGGCTATACTTCCAAGGTAAAGCGGCGATACTGTATTCATAGCCTTCTCCCAAGAACAAGGGTCTTGGCATATCGTTCTGCAAGAAACTACCATTAGTTTCTGTCAAATTTTGTGTTTTACTCATGTGCGTAGTACAATTTGTTAAGAACAAAATACTACTGAATAGAATGATAACCTTTAACGATCTCATATCCTCCTCCGTCTAGTCTTTCACAAGCAATAGATCTTTGTGGAATGACCTTTCCGTTTATGTTCATTTGCCAATCAAAGAACTTACAGTTCTTGGCAATGCCCATTCCTTCTAGGAAATCGGATGCTCCGTCATCACAGACAACCTTTTCTTTGGTCTCTTCGTTTACCAGATTGCCGTTTTGGTCTATTGTCTTTATAGTCTCTGTCTCAATGTTGCAGTACTGGTTGGACCACGGTCCACCTGCATCTGCTCTGCTGATGTAAGTAAGAACAATTACTATCGTCAGCACCACCAGGGCGACTGTTTTTATTAACAATTTCATGTCCGCCCTAGTTCAGTACTTTTTTTGCCGCATCATTAATTTTCTTTGTATCAATGATTGCAGGTTTACTATCAAGTTTTGCTATGATCTTCTCGATGTCTTTCTTAGAAACTTCAAGCATAACATATACTCTAAATGACTTGTTTGCTGTCATAAAGATTTCTTGTTTGCTTACCTTGTAGTGTCTAACAAGAGTATCGCTGATCACGTTTACTACTGTGTCTTGAGATCCTGCTTGTACAGTCAAGTTTTCGTTAGTACCTGCTTCGTTCTTGTTGATAGTGGTTCTATTATTCATTTCACCATTTATTCTATCAGCCAATTTAGCCTTTGCAAGTATTACTGCCTTCTTAACCGCAAGTTCCATATCAGGAGATACTGCTGTCGCAGTTTCTTGATACTTCTTCCAAGTCTCGTGTTTGTAGTCAACATACCAATCTGGAGTTTTATTAACGATTCCATTCTTAGCCATATCAGATTTTATCTTGTATGTAGAACAGTTTGTTAATACCAAAGAGGCCATCAACACTAATAGTAAGGTTTTGATTTTATTCATCCTTATCCTCTACTTTCTTGAATGTTATCAATAATTTCCACTATTCCTGCGAACATATTGCTTATGATATTGAACACACCATCAACATTGAAGTCGTTCTGAAATTGCTCATAACCGTTTCCGATCATAGGATACACCGCGAAAAATATTGCTATCAATATTATTAACCTAAACATAGTATAATAATAACATATTTTCCAAATACGTCAACCTAGTTGATCTTGGATAAAAAGTCGCTATTTTGTTGATGTTTTACAGGATAGTTTTGATGAAACCAATGCCATCAATGCCCAAATATACCAAATACATCACAGTGAAACCAAAACTCTTACGGCTCCAGGCACCATACATTAGGAATACTGTGGCAATCAAAAAGAAAATATATGCAATGAACATTGGCGGATTTGGAGAATACCACATCAGGATAAGTGATGCAATCAAATTTGAAAGCATTCCTATTACTTCGCAACAGAATCTAAAAGGATTAGATTTATAATCCTCTTCTATCCATTGTAATGTTGATTTTCTTCCTACCCTTGCCATGATGGTAGTAGTTATCTATCTACGCATCTTTGCGATGTCTTTTGCATCTTCCTCATCAAACACAGGAACCATATTAGATTTATGCATTGTGGCAATGCCTAGTAATTTACGTTCACCGCTATAAACTTGTGGCTGTTTTTTGGAACCACCTGTTGTAGGAATCTTATCCGAACATTTTGGATAGTTTGGATCTGGTTCCCATTTTGGAAATTCATATCCTTTGAATGTTTTCATTCTTTTCTTTAGAGTTTTGTCGTCAAGTCCTTTGGATTTCAACCAAGCCTTATACTGCCTTCTTGCTTCTCTCAATCTACTAGTGTTTGCAAGTTTGACCTTGATACGTTTTTTCTGTGGAATCTGTATAAAACCCATATCTTATTATACCCTTATGGAAGTTTTCTGTCAAGTATGGTTTTGTGTATTATGTTTCCGTAGTCGGGTGTGGTACTCCAGGCATTTATTAATGCTAGAAGACTAGGATAATTCCATTTGCCTTCTTCAACTTGCAGGTCTCTTTCTGCTCTAAATTCTGCATATGCAGGATGATTGTTCAAAATCCTTATCATATCCTTTACACTCTGACATTTTGTTTTGTATTTCTTTACACCCCAATTGGCGTCTGGATTTCCTTTTGCTTTCATGTGTGCAACATTTTTCAAATCCCAAGTTCTAATGCCAAACAAGTTATTGCCTTCTACTGCGAACCTACTAGTACCCCAAGCAGACTCAACACCTGCCATTGCAATTATCATAGATGTAGGTATTCTTTGTCTACGGTCATTTGTAAAGTTGATATATTCTATACATTTTTTAGTTGTATCAATGAAACTTAATGAATCATTAAATTCAAATTCCGGTTCTTGTAAACCTAAAAATTTAACCTTCTCAACTTCTTGTGTGTGAATTTTGTCTTTTAATTTTTGTACTGTGAAATTATTTGGATAGAATGTGCCACCTCCAAATGATAATGCTATGATTACGAATAAGGTTATTGCTAACCACATTATTGCGTAAAGTTTTTTTGCTAACGGTCTTTTGTCTTGTTGTAAATTTTGCTCACTTCTTTTCATAAATCCTTTAAGTTTTGTGCCTAGGCTGTTGCCAACCTAGACACTATTTAAAACTAGACAGCAATTTTGCTATCTGTAGACTCTGGAGAAACATCTGATTCAGGATATTTTGCTTTATATTCTGTTTCAGCATCTCTCATCATATTGTTCCAATCAGACTTTGACATACCAGTAAATCTAGTGATAATACCGTCTGCCATAATCTTAAAAGAACCTGCTAGTTTATGAGTTCCATCTGGTTGAAATTTATGAACAACACCAGTTGCCTTACCATCGACATTTTCTCTGCCCATGATATACATATAATTTCCAGATCTTCCCGTCCACTTATTATTAGTTTTGGTATCTGCTTGACATCTAAGTCTTGCCTGATCCATAACCAATTGTGCTTTTGCCGAACATTTATACATAAGTTCTCTCCTCTTTCTATTACCTTAATTGTAGCATATTTTCCAAATACGTCAACCTGGTATTACCTTCCAGTTTAATTGAGTTTTTTCCACTGTCTACAAAGTTTGACATAGATATTTTGCCATATTTTTTTGAAATCCTTATCCTTGGCATTAAGCATCATTTGTTGTGCGTTGTTGATTAATCTGTCTGCGTGTGGTTCATACAAATCTTTTAGGAATTGATCGTTCTGCATTAGTTTTTCTAGATCTTTATCCACTTCATATTTTGCCATTACTTCAATCCTTTCAACATATCTTGTTCTTTGTTTAACTTCTCTTCTAGTTCTTCTTCTAGTTCTTCTTTTGATTTCTTTGGCTCAGGCTCTAAATTTTTAGGCGGGTCTATTGGAAATCCGCCATTGTCAAACCATCTTCCGTCTGCTGTCACTGTGCATTGTGATCTAAAATTTTTTCCATCTAATCCTTTCAACAATCTATATTTGTGTGATAGTTTTCCATTATATTGTGTGCCATCTTTTTGTGTCAAAGTTTGTCCATACATACCACCATACACTCTATCAAAGGGAGTCCAATAATCAACAATACCATCATCGTCGATCTCTTTAATCCATTTGATCGGCTCATAACTTTTTGGTAATGGTGTGATACCGCTTTCGTGTGCTGATTTCCACATACGGTTTGTGTCTGGTAGGGTTGGCTTTGGTTCAAACCTGTTTGGTTTGGCCACTATCTTATTCAAGTTGTCTAGTAATTCTTTGCTTTTCTTACTCATTATTTCTTATAAGGTTAGGCCTAACACCGGGCATAAGTCTATGCAGTCTCGCGGTTTAGCCTTACGACCTCCGCTTTTCTAAATGCATAAGCCTAAAGGGGCGAAGTTATGATTAACGAATGAGTTATTGCACACTTATGACCCCGGTGCTCGCCTTTATTGTTACCATTATATATTGTATTTGGTTATTTGTCAACCTCATTGTTTTTGCCCATATTCTCGTACCAATCCTTAGGTATTTCCTTTTTTTTCGGTCTAGATGCGAAGTAAAATGCAACACCAAAACCTAAAATAGTAAGTGTAGTTCCTAAAAGGAAAAATATGAAGCCGTGTGTTGCGTCCATTATTCCCTATATCCTATCATGTTAAAATGATCTTCTATTGTCCATTTACCAAAATCAATAACAGTGCCTTTGACATTTTTAATTGTTTTATTATAACCACTCAATTGATATCTCTTAAAAGGATATTTCCATGTTGCTCCGGTCTGCCATTCGTTTTCTAGTATGTGCTTATCTGCGTCATCTATCATACACAACGGCATTTGCAACACCATCTTTGCCGGGATCATGTCATGTAGGTATGCGTTTATAATTTTACTTTGTGGAACCACGTGTTCGAGGTGTTGTTTTTGTATATCAACTGCTCTGTAATGGGCACCCATTGGTGCTAATTTTTTTTGCATTGTTCTGATATAAAGAATCAATGACGACTTAATAACTTTTTTAATTGCTAGTGACCATTGATCATCGAAAAGGTCTTTTTTAAGTTTATCAATATACAGGGCAATCTCATCTATTGAGGCAGATTGTTTTGATTTGTATTCGAAGTTAGGTAGTTGTACGTTATCTAAGTCTATCATTGTCTTTTCCATGCAAGAAGTTTTTAACATATTCATAACCTGTCTGTAAGTATGTCCAAATCACCACACCAATCACTAGCAATATTGCTAATGGGTAAAAAATAATATAATAGAAAATATTACTCATTTTTAATATACTTGTTGAAGGCCGATCTTGCTTCTGACTCTGTTGAAATATCTCCATCTTCCAGTTTCAAAGATACATTATTAGTATAACTTGGTTCAAATGTTCCGTCCTCGATTAGATATACTTCTCGTAACATATGAGCCATTGCCACAGGTGCGTCCCAACCAACACCATTTGCGTGTTGCCATTGTTTTTTAGTTGCAGTATGTAATAACTTACCGCTTTCACAAACTTGTTTGGCCGCTTCAAGCATTTTAAACATCCAATCATCAGGTAACCTTTGCAATCTTTTTGCTTCAGCACCCATTTGATATTGCTTTATTAGTCCTATGAAAAGTCCTTGTTCTATCTCGTTGTCCACTTCGTCTGGAAACACAGTTTTCAAAGCCATAAGTGCTTGGCGAAGTCCGTCCTCACCTGCCATTTTTATTCCTTTGTATGCGTAATCAAAATGCGAGAAGAAATACTTGTTTGGACCACGTTTGCCCGAACTCTTTCTAACACGTTTTGGCTCCAAATCAATTTGGCATTCATTGAATATTTCTTGAACCTTGTGTGCTGTCACCACTCTTTCTGTTTCTGTTTCTCCCATTTTGTATCTATGCAACAGGCATCTGTGTATCTCTTCTGTACCTGCACGTAATATACCCGAATCGTTTACAATCTCGAATGCCTCGGCATCGAAGGCGGGTTCATCTGTTTCTACAATAGTAACAGGTATTTCTTTGTATCCTAATAGTGCTAATGATACTGCCCTATGTTGCCCATCAAAAATGTATAATGTTTTACTATCTGATCTTCTCACTGCTGACACAGGACAACAAACTCTTGGATCGAACTTTTTCATTATGTTCATCACGTGTCCTGCTCTCACATCACGTTGCACAGAATAATTAAATGCAAAATCATCCAATGGATGTGCCTCTGTACCTAGTGGTAGTTTTCTACCTTTTGCTAATTGATTTTTTAGATTTACTTTCGCTTCTGCGTATCGCTTTTCCCAGTTGGGAACGTCTTCTGGTGCTTCTCTTTGTACGTCTGCTATGACGTCATTAAGCATCTTGATTTTACTCATCTTATCTCCTAAAATAACAGTTTCAGTTGTAACAAAGACAGAATTTCTACAATAGAATAAATCTTAATTACTCTTACATTATAACAGATTTTATGAAAATGTCAACGATCAACTAGTGTTGTTCGCAACTTGCTCGGATAACTTTAGGATTGGTTACTTCGGTAAATTCCCATTGTGCTTGTATGCAAGATTCGGCATCAGTGTGTGCTATACGATACCAGCCAAATCTATTTAGATCTTCTGCTGTGTGCCAACTACCCGCCACGAAGAAGTATACTACCAGAAACCATTTCATAATTTACAGTGCGTTTGGATCTTGTTCGCATTTGTACTCTGATCTTTCAATTTGATATCCGTACATGGCGAACGATTCTGATATCAATTTGTGTTTTTCTTTAGCAACTGCCATACAGTCATTATAGTTTTGATAATGAGCCATTGGGTCTTCGTGCATTATTACACACGGATTACCTAAAGTACACATTACAAGTATTACTTTCCACATAATATTACCTCATATTCCTTTTACCTAGAAGGTCTCTCACTGCATCTTTGCAGGCGTCGTGCCAGTACTTGCCGCTATCTCTCAAGGCTTCGTTGGCTCTTCTTAATCTTTCTAGTTTCTTTTCCATTGCTTTGTATTTTCTATCCTTTAACTCGTTGCCCACTAGTTTTTCAAGTTGATTGAGCACATCGTCAATAGCAGGACAAGTTAGATCAGGCACCCTTGGCGCCTTCTTTCTAATTTTTTTCCAATACGTGGTGTAAGTTGCTTTGCTCAAATTAAACATTTTTCTCCCTGACCAATATTATTTAAATGTAAATTTGCGTTTATGAAGTGCTACTATTAGTTTAGTACAGTTATATCTTTTCGCAACCAGTCATTATAGATTCGTAATCAAATTTGCTTTCTTCGAAAATTCTCATGGTAGTTTCTAACTTGGCCTGTGCTTCTTCAAAGCATATTGCTTCTGAACGGAAAGTTCTGTTGATATCTTCGTAGTACGTTGTGCATTCCATTTTACTGGACATAGTGTCATCGGGATAAACCAACACACAGAGCACCGCAAAGATCTTAAACATAATTGTATTTAAATGATCTTTGGTAATTTAAGTGGCCCGTTCTGTTGCCAGGTGGGCCAAACCCCGAAATCAGTGGACTAGGCCGCTAATCTCAATTTGGACATACCAACTGTTAAGTCAGCAAATCCTAATGCTCTTTTGTTTGCATTTAAAAACTGGCCGTTACCTCGTACCAACTGGGTAAACTCCATTGTGCTTTCATAATACGTCGATCCTAAGTCACCCCCGGAAGGGTTTACATAAGCCACCAATCCTAGTATGGTGGAGGTGCTGGGTACTGCCCCCAGGTCCGTCAAAACTATTACACAACTTCAACGCCTACAAAATTATTTAAGCATAGAGTTGACCTTTTGTCAAGTTTATAGTATTATTTTTTATATGCCAAAAATGAGAAAATTTAAATTTGACGACGGAAAGGAAGTCAAGGAAGTAGAAGCATTATCTTTCAAGAAGGCTGTGAAGTCATTTCAGGGGTCTTCTAAGGCAAAAATGGTAACTATTGAGTGGACGACGAAGAAAGGTATAGAGTTCGTCAAACAACAAATTTTACCATTAGGTAGAGCCAAAAAATTAGGAAGATAGAGTGATAATAAGTCATAACCCGTTGATTAGAATGTTAGTTAGGTTGAGAATGTGGTATGCAGATATCCGAGGGCATCATGGAAAAAGATGGGACTATGAGCCTGGAGACAACTACATGGGCATGAAGAAATCGAAAAAACATGGCAAAAACGATTGAAACATTAGTAGAAGAATTGGGAAAACTAACAGTTGTAGAAGCACTAGAACTGTCTAAAAGATTAGAAAAAGAATGGGGAGTGACTGCAACAGCAGGAGCACCAGCAACAGCACCAGTCGAGGCAAAACCTGCAGATGCACCAGTCACTGTAATATTAACTGGATTTGGTGAAAACAAAAAAATTCCTGTATTGAAAAAAGTAAGAGAGTTCACAAGTTTAGGATTGCTTGAGGCAAAACAGTTTGTAGAAGCATTACCAAAACCCGTCAAAGAAGACATTGACAAAGAAGAAGCAGATAAAATCAAAGCGGCCTTAGAAGCAGAAGGCGGCACAGTCGAAATCAAATAATTAACTAAAAGTTGTAGAAGAAATATTAAAAGTAATTTGATCTTTTATTCGCTGAACATCGTCAGCATCTAGTTTGGATAGAAGCGATTTGGCTTGTCCATAAACATCTTTTCCCTCGGTATCCACATTTAATTGTTCACAAATTAAGGGTATTAGTTCTAGATCTGTGTACTTGTCGAATCCTTTTGTGTCCACGTTAGGATGTTTCTTTCCTTTTTCAACCACTGCTTCTATATCAAGATAATCTTTTACATCGGGTAAATTAGATTCTGCCAATCTTTGAGTAACTAGTTCATCTATATTTGTGCTTGTAGATAAGTCCAGTATCGGATTGACATTTGTTGCTCTATCTTTATAGTTTTCGTAATAGTCCTGCCAAGAAGGGTGTTGTGCAACTTTGGATAAAACTTTTGCAATATTTTCATCACTTGCCATACTTTGTAATTGTATTGTGTTCGCCACACTTGTACAAAAAGGTCTAAGTCCTACTATGTTATCGTTTTCTCTTTTTACCTGTTGCAATATATCTTGTCTGTCTGCCAGTATTTGTGTCCTGTAAGTCAAGTAAGGTTCAGAACCTAATGCGTTGTACCATGTTGTATTTGCACTTGACATAGCAGAAGCAAGACTATCTAATGATTGTTGGAAGTCTGTTGAGTCTGCTTTCATATCAAGTATAAAGTTTTTTAAATTATTCACAGCAGTAATATAAGTTGTCTCTGCCGCTAGGTTTTGTGCTGATATATATTTTGCCGCATCTCTGATATTGATCATTGGTGGTCTAGAACTGTCAGATGTTTCAAGTAATATTCCTCTTAATGTGCCAAAATGGTCGTCAACACTTCTACCTTTATCCACAGCACTCACGCCATATGCTTCTGGTATGGTTACCTGTAAACTTGCAACCAAAGAAACAATTTCAGTAAAGTCAGGTGCACTCTCTCCGGTAGTTAAAGGAATCAAACTTGCATTTAAAATATTTGCGGTGTGCCTACGTAAGTCTCCTAGCAATCTTCCAAAGTTTATATCGTGATTAATTGTTGCAAGTAAATCTGTTTTCTGTGAAGTAGTCATCACAGTATTGTTTTCTATTTCTAAATCTAAATTGTAAGTAGCCTGTATCCAACCGTCCTGTATGATATCTGCTATTGCATTTTCAATACCTTGATTTGAAAAATTTGGACTTGTCTCTGCAAGTGCTTTTTTACCTTGTCTTAATGGCATATTATCCTCCTGCGAAAACGTTAGGTGATCCTTGGACTACTACTGTTGGACAACCTGTTTTATCTCCAACTCTGCCAAGAGGTATACCGTTTGCGAATACAGTTGCTGATCCTGTCACTAATTTGTGTACGTGTCCACAACATGGATGAGGTGGGCATGGTCTAGTGTGTGGAGTGTTTGAATCACCAAGTCTACTCACAGGAATACCATTTGCAAACACATTAAATGATCCTTCCATTCTAGATGGTGCGGAACAATGTGGTGATTCTTTATCGCCTATTCTTGCTACTGGTCTCATAGTACAAGTATTTATAGGTGGAGAAAACCGCTCGTATTATAATTTAAATTTAGAGAATTGATCTTTTTTAACGTCTTGTTTGATACCACCAACGATATAACTTTCAACTTCAGTTTCTTGTGGTGCAACCTGTAGTCCTCGAGAACTCAACCAGTGTTGTGTCCATGGTAGTGGATTGTTTGACGCAGGTACATCATAAAGTGGATCAAAGCCTAATGCTCTCAATCTTTTGTTCGCTATCCATTCTACGTACTTGCCAAGAAGTTTTTCATTGAGTCCTATAATAGAACCATCTTTGAATAAATGTTTTGCCCATGCTTTCTCTTCATCGACACAGTCTTTGAACATTTGAATTACCTGTTTGCCTGTGCCTTTCATTGCTTTGGTCATATCAGGATCATCGCCTTTTTGCCATGCTTTGATCACGTGTGTGGATAAGTTCAAGTGTGTTGCTTCATCTCTTGCGATCAATGATAATATTTTTGCTGAACCTTCCATAAGTTTAAGTTCACCAAATGCGAATGTACAAGCAAACGATATATAAAATCTTAGTCCTTCTAGCAAATTCACAGTCATCATTGCAAGATATAATTGCTTTTTAAGATCAATAATATCACCTTTTCCTTTGACTGTATAATCCAAAGCCATCTTGTTAAAAGTATCATAGTGATGTGTAACTGATTTTGCTCTTTTTAGAATTGCTTCGTCATCTAGTATAGTATCAAATACTTCACTTGGATCTGGATAAACGTTTTTCATTATGTGCGTGTATGCTCTGCTGTGTATTGTTTCAAAAAAGTCCCAAGTAACAATACATCCTTCCAATTCAGGATTAGAACAGTATGGCAAAAATGCTAATGATGGTCCTCTGCCCTGTACACTGTCCAACAATGTTTGATATTTTAAATTAGATGTGAATATGTGTTTTTGTTCTGGCCTGAAAGTTTGATAATCTGCTCTATCTTTTTGTAAACTTACCTCTTCAGGTCTCCAAAAATATCCAAGCATGGTTTGATTTAATTTATCAAACTGTGGATGCTTGAATTGATCGTATCTTTGCACTGCTTGATCCTCACCAAAGAACATTGGTTGGGTCATCCAGTCTACTTTTTTCTGATTAAAAATAGTTTTTGTCATGTAATCTCTTATATTGTGCAGGCATCACAGTCTTCTTCTGCGTCCGGCGATGTACTTACCTTGACTTCTGTTTTTGAGTGCCCATTTACATGACCGTTAACATTTTCAGGAAGTATGATATCTTCACCTTCATCTTCTTCTTTTACTGCATTTAAACCTGCTGGTTGTACATCCTCTTCTTCGCCTTTAAAGTCGTATGTGTTTTGATAATAAGATGTCTTCCATCCCATTTTGTATGACGTCAACATATCTGAAGCCATTACTGATAAAGGTACTTCGTTGTTATCATACTGTAATGGATTGTAACTCCAGTTACCCGAGATTGCTTGATCGAAATACTTTTGCATCATAGCAACAACATTGATATATCCTTCATTGCTAGGCATATCCCAAAGTAATGTGTAGTCATTTTTAAGTTTTGTAAATTCTGGAACTATTTGTTTAAGTGGACCTTTTTTGGATTTCTTGATTGACAGTAATGCTCTTGGTGGCTCTATTCCATTTGTTTCGTTACTAACAACGGAAGAACTTTCTGAAGGCATTTGTGCTGATAAAGTCGAGTGCCTCAAACCATACTTGGCAATGTCTTTTCTTAAACTTTCCCACGCCATTCTCTGTTTGTGTGGTACAATCTTATCAACATCTTTTTTGTAGTGATCTATTGGAAGTAAACCATCTGCATACTTTGTTCTTTCAAAATATTCACACTTGCCTTTTTCTTCTGCAACATCACAACTTGCTCTCAGTAAGTGATATTGGAATGCTTCTGAAAGTCTGTCTACTATTTCCCAAGCCTTTGGATCAGAATACTTCACACCATTTTTAGCAAGATAGTGTGCCAATCCTATATAACCTATACCTAAACTTCTTCTTCGCCTTGTGCTTACCTCTGCCGCTTTCACAGGATAATCTTGATAGTCTATGATTTGATCTAATGCTCTCACAGACAAATCACATAAGTTTTCTAATTCACTCAAGTCTTTTAAGGCACCTACATTAACAGCGGAAAGAATACAAAGTGCAATTTCTCCTTTGTCATCATCAATATGTTGTATTGGTGTTGTAGGTAAAGTTATTTCTTGGCATAAGTTTGACATTGAAACTTTATCTTTGAATGAACTATGAGAATTAGAATGATCAATATTCATAATATAGATTCTTCCTGTTTCTGCTCTTTCTTTTAAAAGATCAAATATTAAACTTTGAATGCTTATTTTCTTCTTAGGTATTTTTTTATCTTTTTCATATTTTACGTAAAGGTCATCAAACTCTTCTGTACCATAAGCATCATAGAGTCCAGGTGCCATGTGAGGAGATATTAAACTTATTTCTTCGTCTGCAATAAATCTTTCGTAAAACAATTTGCTCATCTGTATGGAATAATCCATACGTCTAACTCTGTTGTCTTCTGTGCCTTTGTTGTTTTTCAATACTAGGATGTCTTCTATTTCAGGATGCCATATAGGAAAGTGTACAGTTGCGTTTCCGCCACGCACACCATTTTGTGTACAACATCTCACAGTGGATTCGAATTTTTTAAGGAACGGAATGACTCCTGTGTGTTGAACCTCTCCACCTCTTATTTTAGAATTGATCCCTCTGATACGTCCTGCGTTGATTCCTATACCTGCTCTTCTGGCAACATAAAGTCCAATAGCCATATCGCTCGAAAAGATCGAAGGAAGTGTGTCGTCGGTGTCTACAAGAACACAAGAAGCAAATTGCCTTATAGGTGTTCTCACTCCTGCCATCACCGGAGTTGGTATATTAATTTTGTGTAATGAGATTGCATCATAATATTTTTTTACATAACTCATTCTTGACTTGGAAGGATAGTCTGCAAACAATGTTGCCGCTATCATCATGTACATATCTTGAGGAGTTTCGTATAGTTCACCTGTGCTTCTGTCTTGCACAAGATACTTGTCCACAACTTGCCTTATACCTGCATAGGTAAATTTAAGATCTCTATCTCTTTTGATCCATGTATTGAATTTTTTTAATTCGGTCTTTGTGTATTTTTCGAGGATGCCTTTGTCATAGACACCCAGTCTTATATTTCTAAGAATTAATTTCAATAGAGGCATATATTCATATTGTCCATGTGCTTCTTTTCTTACATCATATAACAAAAGTCTTGCCGCCGCATATTGATAATTTGGATTTTCTAAACTAATTAGATCATTTGCAGACCTTATTAAAACATTTTGAATATCTTTTGTTGTCATTCCATCATAGAACTGAATGTTAGAGTTCATTTCTATTAATGACGACGATACACCAGGAAGGTCTTCGCAGGCCTCTTCAACTACGAAGTGAATTTTATTAATGTCTAATGGTTCAAGTCTTCCGTCTCTCTTTTTTACGAGAATGTTATTGGGATTTCCTTTGGACATTAATATCTTTTTAAATTTTTTCTCTTTGAATTTGGTTGTTGTATAAGACATATTTATCGTATTTTCTTTTTCTAGTGTAAGTTTATTTTTTTTGTCATTTTTTTTACTCTTCGTTCGGCTAAAAACAAAACATCGTTTGATGTTTTTATTCTATACTGCTATTATGACATAAAAAGTTTTTTTTGTCTACAGAAAATTGCACACAACTTATAATTTTATTGGACTATTATGCGAAATGAGTAACCTGGTAATCCATTGTAGCGGCTGTACCAGTGTTGGTAGTGGTATATTTTACAATCACTGTTTCGTTACCTGCTGTTGAATCTAGGTTATCAAGTACAGCAGATAAAGTTACACCAACATCACCGTTACTTTCGTTGTATGTGTCGTCACTTGACACAGCGGTTGTTGATGCATTCACAATAAATTGTCCTACTCTGAAAGTAGTACCTCTATTGATCTTGTAATTAATAATAATTGACTTGCCGTTTAGTGCTGGCAAACGTATTCCAGTGGTAGTGGCCCCCGATTGGTTGTTTGCCAAAGTAATTTGTTTTGTTGTTTCTGTTTGTACACCTATACCTTGTACAGTTGGAATAGGGTTGAGTGCTACTGAACGTCTTTGAGCACCATCAAAATAATCTCCTATAGATTGACATTCGTCTGTTTCAAAATTTAAAATTGGTGATTCGTTAATACTAGAGTCTGCTGTTTGGAAATCTGTACTTACATCAGATGCAAAATAATTACCAAAACTAATAAAGTTTCTTACTTCACCTACACCTGAGTTTGCACTTGATGAACTTCCCATAACTCTAACTGCATTATTTCCGATTGTAGCAAAACTAGAATTTAAAACTTTTACATTTTTTGGACCAATTGTCAAACCTGCTGTTGAACCATCCACTTGCTCTCCTACTATCATTCCATAAAAGGCTGTGCTGAAATCACATTGACTAAAAGTTACTCCAGTCACGTCATATGATAAATCAACTAATCTAGCAAATTGTGTAAATGTACATCTGTTAAAATGTATGTTTGAACATTTTAAAGCATTTGTACTTCTAACTGTAATTCCTTTTGAACTCGTTGCGTCTGCACCGTTACTGGAATAAGTTCCTTGGAACTTGCAGTTGTCAAAAAATACATTTGCCGCTGTATCAACAGACACACCGCCATATGCTTCTGAGTTTTTAAAAGTTATACCTCTTACAAAAATATCTCTAGGTGTAGTTGCACTACCGCTCAATGTTCCGCCTGACTTACCGTACTGTGTTGCACCATCCAAGTTTCTGCCTGCGGCATCTTGGAATCTAGCAACCACATTGTTTGATCCTGTTTGTCTAATAATTGTTTTATCTATTCCTTCACCTTCAAGTTCTGCGTAAGGAGGAATTTCAAGTGTCATTACTGTAGAACCATCTCTGGTATCAGTTCCACCTACTTTATATTCACCTGCAGGAAAATATAATATTCTTCTTGATCTCTCATCAGTCTTGTCTGTGTCTATGTAAACTTCATCTATTGCTCTTTGTATAGCCGCTGTGTCGTTTGTACTACCATCACCTATGGCACCAAAGTCTTTTACTGAAACTCTTTCGTCTAATTTTTCTTGTACAGTTCTTGTAAAGTTTCCTGATGCTCCTGTTACGATAGGTGTACTAGAACCTAGGTAACCTTTGTAAACATATGAAAGTGCTGATGAAAATGCTGATGATCCTGTAGTAACAATTTCAGTATTTCCTACTGCTGGGGCGCCATCTGCCACGGTGCCGTTCCCAATATATAATCTCTGTTCATCTACAACCCAACCCAATTCTCCAGCCGCTAATTGGGGTAAATCCGTTGCTTTTCCACGTCTGTGTTGTATTCTTGATATCTGTACTATTGCCATTGTAATGTTATTTATTAAAGGATAGACTTGTAGTATTGTTCCAATTTAGCATACCATTGTCCTACCCAATGGTCGTAGTTGTCAATTTCAAATGTTTGGAATTCGTTATTCTGTGTGCATATAAAAACCCTGCCCGAACTTATTTTCGTGTCATAAATTTTGTTGTGTGCTTCTGCATAGGCAACCAATTGTAAAAAGTAATCCTCGACCCATTCTTTTTTCTTTAACTTACGAGCCTGCTTAAAGTCCATGATTGCGGGTGCACCTTTGTAAACGCCAACCAAGTCTGTGGTACCTGCATAAAGTTCAGGATAGTGTAAACTTACTTCAGATCCCCAAACTTCACTTACATCGGTAAGTCCGTTGTCAATAATAATATTTGCCATTTGGTGTGCTTTTTGATGTATTAAGTTTGAACCAGGTTTCCGTTCTATACCTTTAACGTGTTTTTCTAAAGAGGAGTGCATCACTGTTCCAATGTTTGCTGATTCTGTTGTAATCCTTTGTGCGTTTTCAACACCAACTCTTTTACGCCATGCGTGTAAATGTGTCATGTCTTTTGTCGCTGATAGCACCGTAGTCACAGATGGTACTGTTCTACCGTCCGGAGTTTGGTAATGCCTTTTACCATCCCTGGCAGTCTTAGACAATTCGCTGTATGGATATTTTTCAATTAGAGTAATGCCTTTACTCTTTAACACATCTTCAGATATCTTCATAAGCATAATTATATACAAATGGGCATATCAAATCAACCACCAAAACCCTTTCCTATTAAAAAAGGATTACCATGTCAATTAAAGTGGACTCATTCTACTGTTTATTTGACTGATGGTGTATCTGCGAGTTGTCACAGGGTCGAAGGTGATCCTTTGGAAATAAGGAATGGCGAATTAAATTTTCATAATTTGCCTGCGAAGTTAGAAGCAAGACGCAAGATGCTCAATGGACAATGGCCAGGTAGAGGGTGTGAACACTGTAAACATATCGAAGAGGCCGGCGGGAAATCAGATAGGCAAGTGCATTTGAATTTAGAAGGAACCACTGCACCACCAGAGTTGGATCATGATCTCAATGCAGTTGACGTGACTCCAAGACAATTAGAAGTATATTGGGGTAACACCTGCAATCAAAAATGTATCTATTGTGGTGCTCATTACAGCAGTCAAATACAACAGGAAGAAGAAAGATTTGGAGTATTTAAAAAGGAAGGTGTAACCATTGCACCATGGTGGAAAAAAAATCCAAAAATAGAAGAACATACAGAATTACTTTTCAAATGGTTTGAAAAACATTTACATGAATTACACAAAATAATGGTAATGGGTGGTGAGCCTTTCTTACAAAAGGAAACTTTTAGATTTATAGAATTTCTTGAGAAGGGTGACTATCCTGATTTAACATTGGTGTTCTTCAGCAATCATAATGTAGAACATGAAAGATTCAAACGTTGGATGGATAGGTTAGAAAAATTAAGAACTTCAGGCAGATTAGATAAGATACAGATATTTTTCAGTTGTGATGCATTTGGTAGTGCTGGAGAATATGTGAGAACAGGTCTAGATCTAAGTGTTGCAATAAAGAACTTTGAATACATTTTACATCATACAGGAATTGAGCAAGGTATAAACAGTGCATTAACAGTTACCGCAGTTCCTGGTATGCCGGAAATGGTCAAATACATTAATAAATGTTCTGAGAAGAAACCAATTTACTGGAGTATGATGAAAGCAAACCAACACGAAATAGGTCCGCGAGAATATATGTATCCAGGAATATTTGGAAATAAAATAAATCGAATTGGACTCGCTGAAGCAATAGAAATGTTTGATACCAACAGTTATGGACATCCTGATTCAGTCAAGTTAAGTCATAAAGAATATATGCAAGGAATAATGAACGAATTTGAAAATCGAGAACCCAATCCAATACGACAAAAACAATTAAAGATATATTTGAAAGAATTAGACAGAAGACGTGGTACTGACTTTACAAAAGTTTACAAAGACAATATTGCTGAATGGGTAAAAGATCTGTAATTATTTTCGTCTGTTCATTGCAGACTTGGCCATCTGCTTAACTTTATCTGTAGAACCTTGATTATCAAAATCCATTTGTGGATCTTGTTCTGCGTCCTTTTCAGTTTTTACAATTATTTTTTCTTGATCAAAATCTTTTATAACATTTTGTAGTGCCTGACTTTTGTCATACATTGTTTTAAAAAGATTGTAGTTGAATGTTGGGTATCCAGTATTTTTCATTAACTTGTCTACCGCATCAAAACTTATTTGTGCTGTTGTGTTTCTGTCATCAGCATCTCCACGTAAATTCGTTAATGTATTAATGAGTGCTGACTCAATTTCTTTATTGGATGATTGAAATTCTGCAAGTCGCATTTGACTTACTTTCCTGATAGTTTGCCGTAGATTCTGTTTGACTGTTCAAACACTTCTCTTGATTCTCTTTGCTCTCTACCTTCTGGTTCAGTACCACCTGCTTCGGCATCCGCGGCACCAAATTCGTCTGCTTCTTCGTCGCCTTCGCTATCAAGTGAATCTAGGTCTGCGTCTGTATTCATGGAGTCATCTGCACCAATAGTATCTGTTGCAGTTTCCTCACCTGTAAGCAATCTTACACCTTTGTCTAATTCTTCTCTAGTTGATCCAAGTGTTGTTTCTGCTTGTTCGATTGCAGGTTTAATTGCTTGAACAAAAGCATCTGCTTTTTCTACACCCATTTCATCTCTGATTCTGTCTGCTAATTCTAACATACCTTCAGTTTTCATAGATGCTAGATCTTCTAGGAATGCTGTAACCTTGTCCATCATATCTTTAGCGGCAAGTATAAGTTCTGATTGTTCTTCAACACCTTCTTGCATTTCTTTTTGTGGCATAAGTTTTGCCGCCGCTTTTCTTTCATCTTGACTTAAAGCGACACCTTTTGCAAGTTTATCTTTAATTGGATCTATTGCTTTTTGTATAATTGGATTTGGACTATCACCTACTTCTTTAATCTTTTGATTTACTATATCAAGCATCGCTTGACTTTTTTGGTAGTTGTGGTCTTTTAGTTCTTGACCAAAGTGTGTGTTTTGTGTGATTTCGTGAATCTTTGTTCTAATTTTGTTTGCGTAGTCTTCTAATTCTTCCTTCGTAAATTTGCCCAAATCCATTGTTTGATTGAATCTAGACTCGAATTCTTGTAATAATGACTCAGTTGTTATCGGTTTTGTAAGTTCTGTACTCTGCATAGTCTTATTTAGTCATCATGAGGCAAACGTATTACTGAAATTTTGTTGTATTTCCTTCTTGATGTTATCCGCTAGGTAGTTTGCGTCGTCTAATCGCTGTTGATATATCTCTGCCCTATTATCATCCTTTTGTTTTAACGCCATTTTAAGCATACGTTTTGCATTTGTAATCTTAAACAACTGTGATGCAAAATGTGTGTCTTTTTCAAGTATGTGTGTTGGCACCACACTTTCTTCTGCTAGATGGTGTGCTACCATTATGGCTGTCTGTTTAAGTGCTATGCTTTCATATAAAACTTTTGCTTGTACCATGTCGGCAATAATATACACATACCTTGTGCCTGTGTCCTTTTTAGGTACTATGGCAACGTTGCCAATCAAGATGCCTTTTGAAAATTGTTTGGGTAGATGTTTGAATGGTCTACGTTGTGCTTCTTTGACTGCGATCTCGTGCAGTTTTTCCTTAAGACCGTAGGCCTCTATCTGTCGGACCAGTTCCTTGAATGAATTAGTGTTACGTTTTTTTGAAGCCATACTTTTCAAACCTTATCTTTCTATTTAAAGCATATTGAACGCCGTTGTCAAGTTTTTTACGAACGAATATACTTTTGTCTGCCATTGTCTTTGCAGTAGCAACCTCTTCAGGTTGTAAATCGGTATTTTTAAAGTATGGTAAATTGTATACCTTTTCCAAGAGAGACACCTGTGGTTTGGTCAAGAATACTCTAACTCCTGGTAATATTTTTATGAACATTAATTTGGTAAAATTCTAATTAGCCTGGCATCTTCATCAGGATCACTACTACTGTTGAAAGTAATCCTGCAACCACTGTGCCGGCTGTTGCAATAATTGTCTTTGCTGTGCTTTTTTGACCAGCAGTCATTTCTTCATTCATTTTTGCCAGTCGTATTTCGATTGCTGATAGCCTATCGTGTAGGCCCTTATATCTCTCACTGCACAAATCTACGTGTGCTTCTAGGTTTTGTTTTTCTAAATCTGTTGTACTCATATAATTTATTATCTCACTCTTAAGGTTTTGTACCTCGAATATTAGAGCCTGTAATTGTGCCTGAGTCATAGCCTAGATTGCCTTTATGTGAGCCTGTTATTGCCTTAATCATTATTATTTATTTGATTCGCCTGCATATGAAAAGTAGGTGTTTTTTGTTGCAGGGTCTAGGGTTATGAAAGTAGAGGTTGGAAACGTAGCAGTTTCTTTACAAAAATTAATAACAGGTACTAAATTAAAATCTTCTAAAAGTGATCCAGTAGGGTCATTTATATCACCGTAAACTTCGTTTTGTTCAGTGAAAAATGTGAAGTGCCAACTCATTTGTTTGCCTTCGTATGCAGTACCAAAAGAACTGTTGCCTATTGTGTCATGTATTCGCACAGGCGGGTTTTCCCATATCACGTTACCTCTCATTTGTAACAGTTGCAGGACAGTTGTCCAGTTGTTGTTTTGGTCACGTGCTATCCTTAATGTGTCCTTATCATGCACCACTTCACCGCTCAATGTTTTAAATGGAAATGCTTTGTTTAATGATCCGTTTTGTGTGATATCTACTAGGGTGTGTACTCTATATTCGTACATTAAACAGCCTTTATGTAGTGTTCGTAATCGGGTGCTAGGTAATCTTCTAACTTCTTAGACAGTTCATTACTATTTTTGACTACATCTTGGAACTTTGGCAAAACACTTTCAAATATGGTTTCAACCCACTTAACTTTTTTGTATCTTGGTCTTACCCATGGAAACTCCCATTTTAAATTTAGGTCATATTTTTTAATCATGGTTTCCATTTTGAAACTTAAATCTCTGTCTATCTTTATCCATTCAGTGACATTTTGCACTTGGTCTATCTGTTCACTGTATCTAAAAGTGTATCTATCAAAGTGTGGGAACCATTCCATAATGTCGTCATGTTGCCACCATTCGTATGTGCCAAAGTTGGAACTCCACTCAACTATGCCTGTCCAGTATCTATGTTGTGGTTCTGCTAGGCACACAAACTTTTTACCTGTGTGATCTTTGACTTTGTCTTTGGGCACTTCTGATATATCATCTTTATGATATCCTTGTAGCCATGACATGATACTATTTTGGGCACCACCTGTTAGGTGTAGCCAACTAATATCTTTGCCTTTGATGTCGACCACCACTGCGTCTTTGTGTCTCATTCCGTTACTAGGTGATCTGATAATGTTTAATACTGTGTCGATGTTGCTCATTATGTAGGTATTTAATTCAAAGAAAAAGGGCGAACCTAATTAAAGATCCGCCCTTTTGGTAATATGTTACCCTAAGGTAAACTATTAACTTACTGCCGCCGCTGTTAAGATACCAAGTTTAGTTTCTGTTACAGTTGCAGAACTTACAGTTGCAGATACTTTTCCACCACCGTGTAATGCTCTGATAGCCGCTTGTAGTGCCGCGATAGTTGTTGTTGAAGATATTGAATCTAAACAATCTGTTCTAGTCGCGTAAGTTTTTTGCGTGTTAGAGTCTGTTAAAGGACCTTCCGCTAAAACTGGTACACCGTTGTTTTCTATAGTTGCTCTAGTTAATTCTAAACCAGCAGTTGAACCTGAAGCAGATAAATCAGATGTTTCTGAGTTCATCGCACTTATGAAATCAACTGTGAAATAAGTTTTGTCTACTGAACCTACTTCGTAGTTTTCGTTTCTAGAGAAGTTATTTTTAGTTGCCGCCATTGTAATACCCTCCGTTTTTCTGTTTTACATTGCGTTTGATGTCGCTCAGACATCAAGTTGCAAGTATTTATATCAATGATTGGTAAATTATCCGTTAATATAACGATTTTGGCTATTTTTTTGCTCTATCACGTATTGATTGCAATAATCGTACATAAGTGAAGCCACCTTTGGCAATATCGTCTATCATTTGTACTATCGGTGCGTATGCGGCCATTATAGGAGCCGGCACTGCCTTGCCCTGTTTTATCATGTCAACTGCAACCTTGGCTCTTCTCACATTAGAAGCACCAACAAGAACTCTGTATGCGGCCATTTCGTCTGGAGTCAACTCACTTCCAGGTACACCTTTTCTTTCAGCATCTATAACATTGTCTAATTCTAGTTTTTGTTTGTCGGCAAACTCTTGTGCTTTTCTTTGTATATCTGTTCCTGCCAACTTGGCCTTCAATGCTTGTAACAATCTGGTCACTGTGACTTGTTTGCTTCTGCTATCTAGATTTGTGTAGTCACCTATGGCTCTACGTAAATTTCTGTAGGCACTATTTGATATGCCCAATGCTCTTTCAAGTTCTGTTAAAAACTTATAGTCGTCTGTCAGTGTTCTTAGATATCTTCTTATAGAAAGTTCAGGCACCGAACGTCTTTCTCTCTGTGCCATTGCTTGATTTTTGTTTGCAAGTTTCATTACTATTTCTTTATTACCAACTACCACTGCCATCATGTTTGCTAGGTCATTTGCAGTTGTTCTAACTCTATCAAAATTTCCACTTGAAACTGTTTGTGTTGCATATGTTTTAACAAAACCTGCTGTTTGTGAATAGTTTTTCATTAATGATAAAGCCAAGAAACTCAAATAGATCCTCTCTGTGATCTCGTCAAATGTGTATCTTTCCAAGTCGCTTTGCCTTCTTACGACCCTTGCTTCTGCTACATACTGTATAAATGGTGTTAACATATAGGTATTTATAGAACTATGCAACGTAACTTTTTCCTTACTGATTTAATGGGCACCGGTGATCCCGAAGTGTACGATAGTTTTTTCAATGGAAACACACTCACAGACCAACATATTGACACTTGCAATGGTTACTTTGCTTTGCATTTATACGACCTGGACAGTTATGATAGACGTTTTGCCATCATAGATAGAAAACTTAACAGCCTCATAGTAGCAGATGAATACAAGAAAGAATTAGATCGTAGAATAGAACTGTTACATTCTCAAGGTTTCAAATTCATATTGGCCACTCCTTGGGAATCATTAGAAAATTGCGACAGTGGTTTCATTTATCCAAGAAACATAGAAAACTCCATGCAATGGACAGGGGGTACTTCTTGGTTCTGGAACTTGATGTATCATATGCACAAGGACAAAAAATACAATTTTAATCATAACGAGAAACCTTATGATTTCTTTTACCTTAACAAGATGGCACGTACTCATAGAACAAAATTATATACAAAAATGCGTGATGAGAAACTACTTGATAACAGTTTGCACTCAAACCTACAGGCCACTACACCTACAAGGCTACCGCCAGAATATGAACTTCCATGGGTGGACGCAGACAATTATCCAGAGTATGGGAGTGATCAGGATATATTTGAGAAACCTTATAATCACACCAAGTATAATCTAATATCGGAAACAAACGATAATGCGAGAGAAGTTTTTATCACAGAAAAACTATGGAAGCCAATTATTGCTCAACAGATATTTGTTGTACATGGCAACCATCTTTACTTGCAAGAATTAAGAGATATGGGGTTTAAAACATTTAACAATTATTTTGATGAGTCGTATGATTTAGAAAACGATTCAGACTTAAAGGTAGATAAAATTTACAAACTTTGTAAAGATCTACTTTCAAAAGATTGGAAAGATCTATATTTGCAGACACAATCATTGCGTCAACACAATTACAATACTTTTATGGATAAAGAAAAACTAGCAGTACAGATTAATAAAGTGTTACTTGGGTTCTTTGAATTTTTTGATAGCAGTGAGATTACGTCTTGAAAATCCTAACCTATCAACAAGTTTGACTGCGTTACCTGTTTTATCAACTGCAACAAATCCTTCAGGCTCTGTAACTTCTAAACCGTTTTCGGTTTGATTAAATGCACCTATTGCCATTGCTTGATTCATTTTTTGCAATATAAATGCTTTCATGGATTGTACTGCCTTATAAAAAGTTAACATCGCTTGTAATGGTGCTCGAACTTTTGTAAGGAACTGTGGCATTTGTTTCATTTTATCTTGTCTTAACTGCAAAGCCTTTTGTGCTTTAAGTCCTGCAATCTGTTGTTGCATTCTATCGTTATAAAACTTTTTAAATCCTAACAGGAATCTGTTTATATTAGATGGCAATTCACCTTCTTTGACCATTGCATTAATATACATCTGGAACATTGGAACGAAGTCATTGTTTTGTCCTAATATTGATTGTAGATCCCTAGGAACATTTTGTAATAATCCTTCTAATCTGTCTATGCTGTTTCTAAATTTTGTTGTTTCATCGGCAGTAAATTTTGCTGATCCCGATACATCTTTGTAAGTGGCATTGTCAAAAAATACGTCGGATGATTGACCAAACGTTCCTGTGTTTGCACCTGCAGACGCAGTCATTGATTCTAATGTTTCGCCTTCGTATGTTGTATGGAATATAATTCCAACTTTTGCATTGTCAATTTGTTTTCCTATATCGCTTTGCTCTGGAACTGCATAAGTGATTTGGTTTGGTGTGAAAGTGATATGTGGTTTGCCTTCTATGTTTTTTCTTGTAATATCGTCATCAGTAAAAAGCAAGTCGCCCTGCACAACTCCTTGAATGTTGATTTTTTTCAAATGCACAAGACATTTTAATAATTTCTGTCCTAACTCATCGGTTCCGTGGTTTCTAGCAATATCTGATTTAGTGTAATTCACTTTTGCGTTTTTGGCAAATACAGATTTGGTGCCTACAAAAAACTTACCTGTTTCGGGGTGTGTTCCACAAACAACAGCAGGAGCACCATCCCATTTTACTGATACCGATACTGCTTCTGAACTAGTGCCTTGTAGTGTTACAAGTAGTCCTTTAAAGTATTCCACTACTCTTTGGCCACCTTCAAAACCATCATACAAGATTATATCTTCTATGTGTTCTAAATGTGTTCTTTTAAACTCTGTTAATACATCTTCTATAAGCATACGTATATTTACTAAAGATTAATTTGAAATTTCTGCTCAACAGCCTTCCTTGTCAAGCCATTTGCAAGTCCGTTTAAGCCTAATGCAATTCCTTTGTGTACATCGTCTTGTAAAGATAATGGATCATTTATGTTATTTTTAACATTAAGCCAATGTGCCAAAATATCTTCCTGACTTCCTAACCATTTGTTGTGATCTTCTATAGTATAAGTGTACCCTATCTTTTGGAATTCGTCAACCGTAGCCTGTGGGGAATCATACATAACGGACCAATTAAAAACTTTATCTATTGCGGGTATTCTTTTGATATCTTCAAAATTATCATCCTTAAGTTTGTATAACCATTCGGCCACTGCTGTTGCCACAGGAATTTTGCTGTATGGCTTCCAAAGATCAGTCTGCCATTTGATCCATGAATCTCTCCATCCGTATTTCAGTGCCGGGTTATCTCCCAATTCTGCGATGTTTTTATGAAACCAGTTAAGCAAAAGCATTTCTCTATGTTTGTCTATGTAATTTTGTATCACAGTATCTTCTTCTGTGACTAGATTTTTTATGTTGTTGTAGTCTTGTGTGATAACAATCCTTGTGCTTTTGGTTTTATTTTCAATGTGCATGAAATTTATAATCTCTTTTTCCTCACTGTGTGAACCTGCGTCATGATAAGTTGTTGCTTCTCCTACTTTCTTTTTGAGAAGTTGCATACAAATATAATTGTTGTTGCCACCCGATGGTGCTATAAAAAATATCATGATATGTAATCCTCTCTATCGCCTTCTCTAATTAAATCAAGAGAACAACAATGCAGTCCTCCGTCCCAAAAATATCTATGACGTAATGGAACAATTACCGGCTCCACTTTGTGCTTCTTAAGGAAGTCAAATACATCTTTGTTGTAAGAA